TTCAGTTCCCATATAGTTAAATTTTCCGTGATCAGTATAGCATACATATGCCATATTTCCACATACCTGCATCTTATTAATAGAGACTAGTTCGTTTAATTCAACACTTACATTGGGATTTTGCATCATCTGATTCCAACCTTCCATAGTTAGAGGATTTCCGGATGGTCTAATAAAGACACATTCCTTATGTGTATGTTTCATTCCTAGAGTATGGTCTTTATTACACATATCTCTAACTATATCTTCAATCTGTTCTTCATCGCTCTTAAATATTACTGGACTAAGTGCACATATTTCAGGAGGAGATGAAATTAATTCTCCTAGGAAATCAAAGGAACCATCTTCGTGTCTAAATTTAACATAGTTTTCGTGATTTTCTTTACTGGCCCATTTTTGCCAAATAGTGACCGATAATGGATTATCGTGGCTTTCATAACAATCAATCGAATGACACCCTTCAAATGCTCTAGTTACAGAGAGTCCCTTCTCTCCATTGGCGAAATCAACAAATTTATTTTTACTTTCTCTATCTTTAAAAGTAAAAACGGCTTTAACAGTATGCAGTGCTGGACTTGACATTATATTTCTGTATATTAAAATCTTTTTAAGTATATTTTAAAATTGATTTAAAATTATACAAATATATAAAATATAAAAATAATGTCTTCTCTTTTTCTAGATACTGAAGTAGTTTTGAAGCAAATGTCTTATCCTAATGGAGGATATATATTGAATGTTTGTCCTTTACTTACAACGCCCAAAGACATACGCGATAAATATAAACAAAAATCGATTGAATTATTTAGTTCTGAACATAAATCAAATTTACACAAAGATTCTGGATTTGATTTGTATACTCCATCTGATAGATCGGGTAATATAATGCCTATTAAAATAGAACCGGGACAAACTAAATTGGTTGGACTTGGAGTTAAATGTGCATTATATGAAATAGGAATTGGTGCTTACAATAAAAAATGTTTGTATCCTAAACCTTATTATTTATATGCTAGATCTAGTATTTCAAAGAAGGGATTAATTGTGGCGAATTCGGTAGGTATTATCGATAGTGGATATCGTGGAGAACTTAAGGCCGCTCTTCATAATGTAACGAATGAATCAGTATTTATTCAACCAGGAGATAGATTGATGCAAATTTGTATGCCTAATCTTTCTACAGATTATGTAGTTAAGGTGGTTGAAAAATTAGATGAAACTAAAAGAGGAATGGGCGGAATCGGTTCAACTGGTAATTAAAAAATTATTTTTAGATAATTTAAATTATAATGATTTAAATTATTTTTTAATCCAACTTATAATGTATTATCCAGTATTCTAATGTAGTTTTATCAGTAATGTCTCTATAACAAGTGTGAAGTCTATAATTATTATTAATTCCCCATTTCTTATCTTTTTCAACATCAGCAGTAGACATAATTGATGTTTTTCCTCTTATATAATTCTCGTAAAATCCGTTCTCATTTGGTTTAGGTTTATTAGGGCCTCTTTTTCTTTTTAATGTATTTTTTACATATGTTTTTGCATCATCAAAGCTTTCGAATTTCTGAATTACAGGTGGGTTATCAACAATTTCAGATGATGATTCTAGTCCATTAACATTGTTAGGGCTACAATATGTATTTTTCGACACCATAGTTCCATATTTAGATTTCGTAGTAAGAGATTTCCATTGAATTTTTTTATTAGTAAATTTAGATTTCCATAATTCTTCATATTTTTTTATAGTATTTATATTAGTAAAACATATACTACTTCCATTATCATCATATCCTGTTTCTCTACCTAAAAGTCCTTGTATTATAGCTGAATCGCTACTAACAGTATTAGTATATCGATCGTATAGTATACCTAAAAACTCTTTTTTTAGAGTTTTTGCACATCTTAATTTTTCTTTAATAAAGATAAATGTTGTGTCAAGAGGTTCATATTCCAGATATTTATTTATATCATTTGGATCGTTTTGATCATATACTATGTAAAGAACATCATCGTTTCTAAAAACATCTTTAAAGTTATTTTTAACAATTTTTAGTTTATAACAAGAATCAGTAGGGATTCTGATAATATGATATTTCTTTCTTTTGAATTTTTTGATTTTTTCTTTTATTTCGTTTATGTTTTTTTTAACTAATTCGTGGTTCATTGATCTAGTTTTTTTATTATATCCACATAAATCTTTGTATTGAAAAACTCTATTTTGGTTCATTAAATCAAAACAGCTAGTATATCCTTTTCCTGGTTCCATAATAATAGTTTTTGAGTGTTCTCCCCAATCATTAATATCTATAATAGTCCCATCAGGAGTAGCTGTAAATTCTACTATTTTAATATCATTTTTTAATAAATATTCTTTGTCATAAAATCCAGCTTTCTGAAATGATTTATATATAGTTTGTTCATTTTTAGCAGCAACTTGTATTTCATCCATTATTACTAGAACATTTTTTTTATTTTTTATATCTTTAACAAAATCATCTAATTTATTGCGATGATATATTTTTTTTTGGAGTTTTTCAGGAACTCTGTTTTTGGTTTGTTCTGTCCATTCATTACTACTTAGTCCTGTTATTATATATATGTTATATATCGGTATAATAAACTTTTCTATAAAATTTTTTATTAAAGCTATCATACATCCTGTTTTACCAGATTGAGTTAGGGCTAATACTATAGTATGTATAATTGCTTTATTTTTTAAACTATCTACTATTGATTTTGAACATTTTTCTTGATTAGGATAAATAATTGATGTTTTATTGAGTTGATTTTCTTTTATTTGACTCAACACTTGTATTTTTTGTTCATAAAATAATTGTTCTTCTTCGTTGTTATATTCAATAATACTTCTTTCTTGAGGTGAAATATTGTCATTACTATTATCGCTTATTTCATTATCGTCATATTCTGCAAATTCAGAAGAATTTGATGATACTATAGTATTTTCATCGCTGTAATCTGATAATTCATCTGAATTTAATGATATTATTCTATTTTCGTGAGATAATGAAGAATAGCGTTCTATATCTATGAATGATGCCATATTATATATTATAATCCTTTGTTTAATATAAAATAAAAAAATATTTATAAAATCAATTTAAAAATATTTTAAAAATATCTTAAATAAATTTAATTTATTTTTACTCTGAACCAGTAAAATAGTCCCTCTTCTGTAGGTTGTTTATATACTAGTGACCATCCGTGTGTATACTTATATTTTTCGTTCCATCTATTATAACTATCAACGTTATTATTTATATATCCAGACCATTTATATAATTCTCTATGATCTTCGCTTGGAAGTAATGGATTATATTCTTCAGTAAGTTCTGAAATTTTATGTAGTGTCAGTTCTCTGTAATACATATCGAATATTGGAAATCCTCCTAGTTTATTTGATACTTCCATAGCTTTATCTACGTCATAGTAAAAACTATCTTCATTCGTTAATCTTCCAGCGACTCTTCCATTTTTGAGAAATGAAAATAGTTTGAACCACTCATTTCTAGATATTCCCAAATCTTTAAATATAGTTATCACTCCTTTTGAATTTTTTTGTATTTCTTCATTTTTAAACGGTGTTATATCAGTTAATTTAAATAGTAGTTTAAAAACTCTCGCTCCCTCTAAGTATTTCATATTTATAAGCGATAAATCTATATAAAATTCTTTGTCTAGTTCATCAACACAATGTAATATTCCTAGGGTCTCCATATTGTTTTTATCTAGTAAACAATATGAATATATTATATCAATTTAATAATTATATCCCCATCCAGTTAGGTTATCTATATCGACCTCATCGCTATCAGTCATACCGATGTTATTAAGTCTTCTTAGAACTCTAGATCTATTATTATGTTTTTTTATTAGAATAGAAGATTCATATCTTTCTCTAGATATAACGTATTGGTTTGTTAATATTTTTAATGAAATATAATCAATATCTAGAAAGTTTTTATTTAATGTATTTTTTATATTTATTAAGTCATTTTTACAAGAATCTCTTAACTTACATATATTAACATTTATTGAGGTGCTTGCATAATTATACCAGTAATTTTTCATTCCTATGAAATATTTTTTTTTTAATTTAAATTTATCTGAATAAAATTTATGTGCACTATATAATATTTTATTAGTTAAATAATATTTATTTTTAATATTAAGGAATGATGTTATTTTTATAAGTAAATCTTTATTTAATTTATTCATATAGATATTATATTAAATTAATTTAAATATAATTTATTCAATTTAATTAAATGATTTTAAGATCGGGAAAAGAATATGTTCCTTTGGTAGTTAAAAATAAAAATAAAAATAAAAATAAAGATATTAATTTTAATTTAAGACATAAATCACATTATGAAGATAAATTTTCATTTTATGATTGTTGTTTGGTATTTAGTATGACTTTAATAGGATATGTTATAATATATACTGAATTATACCCTTAATAATAAAATATATAAAGACAAATATATTTATATATTTAATATGAATAAGCCTTTGAATAAAAAGAAGAAGGATCGTATTCCTAGGGGTCTACGAGAACAGGTTTGGATAACTCAGTTTGGGAAAGTATTTGAACATAAATGTTATATACATTGGTGTAAAAATAAAATTAATGTTTGGGATTTTCACGTTGGACATAATAAGCCTGAATCTAGGGGAGGTAGTTTGAGCATTGATAATTTAAAACCAATATGTAGTAGATGTAATCTATCTATGAGTGATAATTACACAATCACAGAATGGGAACAATTAAGGGGTGTTAAAACTTGTTGTTTTTTTAAATATAATTAATTAAATACATATAAAATTATTTTATAAATTTATATATATAATGGTAAAAAAAAGAAAGAAAAAAGTATACAAAACGCCAAAGAAAGTTAAACATACACATATTAATAATAAATTAAATATTATAAAGTGTATTAAGAATCCAAAATGTTTAGGATGTAATAATAGAATGGCTATTCATTCTGATAGAGTCGCTTGCAGTTATTGTAATAAATCTGTATCAAAAGTAGATACAGTTCTTCATTCTGCTATTTTATCTGGATTTTAATATTAATATAAATAATAATTAATATTTATATTAATTAGTTACATAATAATTTGAATAATTTTGAACAAGCATTTTCTAGGTTATCAGTTTCAGGTTCAGGTTCAGGCTCAGGCTCGGGCTCGGGTATTATAACATTTTTTTTATCTACAGTGCTCCATATTTCCCAATGAGATTTCCAATCTTCATAATAATATGTAGTATATCCGTCGCCATTCCATTTATCTCCCCAACTATTTCTTATTATAAATCCTTTTTTATTATATCCTACTATAGTCATTGCGTGTCCTCCTCTATATTTATCATTTTTGTCTTTTATCCACATCTGACCAGTATAATTATAAACAGGGAATCCTATTAAAGCGGGTCCATTTAGATATAGACTTAATTTTAGATCATCTATTGTATTAATTCTGGCATAAGTATCAATAATATTATGTTTAGCTTTTTCAAATATTTCTTTTGGTATATCTTTTTTATGTTCAACCTTACCATATGGATATGCTGATTCTGGACATATTCCATATGTTCTAAGTAATTTCATAACGTCTCTTCCATACATTCCACTATCATTGGAATCATCTTCGTCGTATTTATTTGGTCGTATATTATAAAAAAATTGTGGAGATAGGTAAGATTTTAATCCGTAATCTTTTTTTTCTTGCCACTCTTTCATACAAGCCGCGCTTTGTGCATAACAAGTTCCTTGTTTTCCTTGATTTCTTACGGGCATCAAATTATCTCTTAAATCTAATATTTCAGGAAAATCATCATTTGATGTAGTTTGAGAAGAAAATACAAAATCTCTAGAATCATCTGGTGATATTTTAAAATTTAAAACGTGTTCCATTTATATAGATGTAAATATAATTATTTTTCTAAATTTTATGTATAGATGGATAGGAAAATAGAATTAATGTTTAAAACAAAACCAATGCTAATGAGAAAGCCCGTATCAGTTCATAAAATAATATTCCCTGTCGATAGTTATTCTGAAATTATATCTGAATTGAAGAAATATAAAAGTCAAAGATTTCATGAAAATTATCTTGTTAATTCATTGTTTAATTTTCACATGAATAATGATGATCATATATTGTTAGTAAAATTAAAGAATGAAGCAGTATCGCTGTGTATTTGTCGAGTATTAGGGGTTGAATTGTATTATAAGTTGAGGTGTAGTATGTTGTCAAATTCAAGTTATGTGTGTTGTTATATTTGAATAGAGTATATAGTAAAATAT